TGTGTTAACCACAGGGTATGTCGCCATATCAATACAATAAGGTTTACGATTATTTATGAAACCCAGTCAAGAGCTTCAGCAACAACAGGGAATTGTTCAGTAAAAATCTTACGAACTCCTTCTGCTACTGCCATATGCTCCTTCTGTGTTCCATGTGCAGAACGCAGATCAATATAGTGTATCCATGAACGTACACTACCAGTCATATAGATTCTTGTAGGTGTTGCTAGTGGGAGAACAAATCTCGCACACTCTTTTGCTATACCTGCTTCAAGCATCTCTTTATATAAATGCATCCCATCTACAAAATGCTTCTGCATCTTAGCATTAAAGTCCTGAACAACAAGAGGATCTACATCATCAATACTATTCTGTCTATTCTTATCATCCTGCCTCCGTAGTTCTGGCAAAGGTATCTCCTTACCTAGCATACTACTATCAGCATACCTTTGAGAGAACTCTTGATAAGTGAATGATCTATGTCTTAATATCTGTGCAGCAAGACCTCTGGTAGTATTGATCTCTACTGTCATAAATGCTTGCTCAAAGACTGACCAGTGACCGTGTTGAATACAATACTTAAGAAGACCAGCAAACTTATCATTGCCTTGGTTCTTAGGGTTACTAACACGAGCAACATATGCCATGTGCTTTTCAGCATCAGGAGTAACACTTACTAGTTTAATATTACTATTCATTTCCTCTATAAAAATGTTTGGGGTGGGAGGTTGGATTCCTGTATTACCAACAAGAGACGGGCATTACTACAGTAGTAAATTTTACATCTCTGCCTGAGACCCGACTGGTAAGTCGATTCTTCCGAAGAAGCAGCACCACCTGTGTCTCATCACCTTATCCAGCTATATGCCAGAAAGATTATTCAGTCACTCCCCGTTGGGTTCGTCAACTCAACAAATATATTATAGCATAAAAAAAGAGGGTGTCAAGCACCCTCTTTAAATTCAGCTGCAAGGTGATGCCTTGCTGTTAACCTTGAGTCCACGATACATTAGATCGTGTCTGTTACGCTTTGCTGCTTCATTAAGCACCTTTGCGTTGTACTCTTCAGAGTCATACTCGACTCCACGGTAAGTGACTTTTGCCATTGGCTTTCTCCAAAGTAGTAGGGATTTTTGCCCCGTTCCTTCAGTCGGCATTTGCGTCCTCGTGAGAGGATGAACGATTCCGTTCCGTGTCGGCTTACTTGCGTCCCTTTTGGGATGAACGTAAAGGTATGTTAGCATACCCTCATTATATAGTCAAGTAGTATTGTAACATTCGATACAATTTACATTCCTTGCTGTGTCTCAGCAGGATTGACTGCCATTGAAGGAAGTGGTACACCTTGTGTCATTCTTTGACCTGGTGTTGACCACTGCTTACCTTCTGGTTTAGGTGGTGCAGTTCTATTGCCCCATTGTATTTGAGGAAAGGCCTCCTTGATTACATTCTCAGTAATCCTGTACTTCTTCTTAAGGTTCTTATCTTTAACCAGACAAATAACCTCTGCCTCAGATTGGTGTAGTCCTTCTAACAGACCAACAAACATAGATTCTCTCTTAAGATTAGGAAGATCATCAGCACCACCCTTCACAAAGTAGTGAAGGATTCTATGTTCGGTGCTAAGTCTTGAGTGTTCAGTACCAGCAGGTGCTTCGTTAGGTTTGTAAGGTACTGGACCTTCTGGTACAGCAGACTCAATACTGGTATCGAAATTCATAATAAGTATTTTCCTGAGAGCCTCACTGTTATGCTCTCGCAAAAGGTTTATCTTTGCTGCTTTAGTCTTAGCATTGCTAACCTTTTGTAGCACTTCAGAAATTAGTAATGATTCAGCCATAATGATTTTTTAAGTATTTAGTCCTCATCTTCTACCTCTTGTTCTTCAAAGCGAACGTGTAGAAGTTCTCCAGAATAAGGTGTGCCATTGACATCATACATCTCTGGGTGTGTATAGTCAAGTTGTTCTGGTTGTTGTGTCGCATACACGATATCGTTTCCCATCCATCCGATAATACCTCCTAGAATAAAGAAAATTAGACTGGTAACAGCACTGAAATAAATCATCTCAGGCATAATTAGAAATCCTCAATTCACTTTTATTTAGACCATACCTTTGGATTTAAAATACCGTGCTGCCTCTACTAGTCCTCCTAAATTTTCACCATTATACACTACTTGAGGGAATGTGACAACCTCCTTGTCAAGTTTCTTTTTTACTTCTTCCTTCGAGATATCTCTACCCAACTTAACCTCATCATAATCTATATCCATCCTCTCAAACAATTCTTTTGCAAGCACACAATACTTACATCCATCCATAGTATAAAGAATATTCATCTTCCCTCTCTTGATTTATTTCTAATAGTTATATGGTTGCCTTCGATAGCAAACTCCAAGTAATCTCTATGATCCCAATCAAGTTTCTCATAAAGGTCATCTAGCTTCTTCATATCATCCCATAAATCAGTTGGGGTTGGTTCTCCCCAAAAGGGATTGTCATCAGGATCCATCTTTATGAAATAATTGTACCATATTATACTTCATATGTATTAGAGAGTCAACCACCACCAAAATCATATTGGTTTTCGCTTATAAAATCAAGGTAAGCATACCAATCCTTTTGCTCACACCCATTGTTTAAAGCATCATACATTAGATCAACAGTATTATGATGAGGAAATATAGGGTGCTTACAGGTGTATTCAGGTACTACAAAAGCCATTAGTAATGATCCTCTAGTCCTTCAACTGGTTCAGGTTTCCAGTCCTTACCATAGTATTTCTCTAGTATATTATGGTGTGCAGCACGATCAAGTTGCTCTTGTGTAAATGTAATCTTCTTAGGTGGTGGTGGTGGAAACATTTCTAGTTGTATCTCAGGAATAGAAAATGTATCACCTGATTTTCTGTGGTGACAAACATAGAATGAACCATCCTCCTTTTTATATAAGAAGTCTGCTTCGTGAGAACTTAGAAGAAGCATCTTAACTATCTTGTCACCCTTCTCAATCACGTTGCCTCCAGTCATCAGACCTTTCATTGTGGAACCAGTCTACCACATCTTGTGGATCTCCGAAACCCCTACGATGATTGCTTGAATCGGGGTCTCCTAAGTTCAAGCTATTCAGAAAAGAATCTGTAGGGTCTGTGCTAATTCTTCTTGCAGTGTTTAACATACCTCTAGCAGCAGTGTTTGCCTTTGCTAATTTCTCTGCCCAGATCATATCTTCTAGACTAACCTCAACTCCAGCACCTATGTCCTTACATATTGCTGTTAGCCTCAAACGATATTGTGTTGATAACATAAACTGATATGTAGTATTAGTGTTATTTAATAGCAATACCTATAGCGTAGGGTAGAATTTCATATTCTTTTAACTGTATTCTACGAGTTAAAGTCTTTACATTATCATCTCGTAATATTGGTACCTCACTTTGATATAATATCTCTCCACCATCTAACTCTTCATTAACATAATGAACTGTACATCCTGTCTTGGTGTCACCTGATTCTAATGCTTGTTCTACTGCGTGTAATCCCTTGTACTTTGGTAACAGTGAAGGATGTACATTTATAATAGGACAAGGAAACCTATCAGGTTTCTGTAGTACCCTCATATATCCAGCAAGAATTATTAAATCTACTCTCCAAGCTTCAAATAACTGTGCCATCTGTTCTTCATTCTTATGTTTAATTAAACAATGAGGGATGCCATACTTATCTGCTATCTTAGCAGCACCACAATCTTTATTGTGAATCATTAATACCACTTCGTGTTCCTTACAAGTGGGGTTGGTAACTATATTTTGAAAGTTAGTTCCGTTACCAGAACACATCACACCTAAACGCATAAAAAAATGGGAGGGGTTGACCCTCCCATTATATCATATTAATTCTTAGGTGTCATCTTATATGCACCTAATGCTGCACCGCCTATGGCAGCGAACATAATTAGAATTTCCATTAACCTATAGCAGGAGCAACAAGTGCAACTTCACTAGTCTCAGCAGCTGCCAAGTCTAGAGGGAAGTTATGGGCATTACGCTCGTGCATAACTTCCATACCAAGGTTTGCTCTGTTAAGAACATCACCCCAAGTAGGAACAACCTTACCAGATGCGTCTACGACTGACTGGTTGAAGTTGAAACCATTAAGGTTGAATGCCATTGTACAGATACCCATAGAGGTTAACCATACACAGATAACAGGCCATGATGC